CAAACGAATTTCTTCTGGTAGACCAGGACCGCTTCCCCTTCCGAATCACCGGACCAAATCCGAATGTAGGCGTCCCAGTCGCATTGAACGGAGAATGACGGATAGCAATCCAGCCATATCACGTCGGTGTCTTCCGCCACGGTGGTGGTGGTGTATCCGAACGCGGAAGTCTTCACCGCTTTGTCAATTCTGACATATCCGATGGTCTGGTGTTGTTTCGAAGAAACCAGATAGTACAGACTCCAATAGCAGGACGCCGGAGTGTAATTGCATTCCCCCGATTCGTAGCAGACACCATCCGTTTCGGTGTTCACGGATTCCGAGAATGAATCCCAGTCCCATTCATCGGGCGGGTCATTCGGATAGGTGGGCGTCAGGTTATCCGCCACGCAAATACAGGGAAGCCCGGGGTCACCGGGTCCCAGGGCCGCGGGCGTGTCAGGGGAAGACATCATGTCACAGGACACGAACACGAACAGGATGGCGATATAAAAGGCGCGTTTCATCTTCGAAGTTCCTTTCTTCGTTCCGTTATCTGGGGAACGCGGGAAGAATCACCGCGTCCCCCCGCTTCCACCGTTCCAGGACTGGCAACATTTCTTCGGTGGTGTTGAACATCACCGCTCCGATTTCCCCGCGGCCGATGACACGAAGGATTCCCTGACAAATGAACCCTTCCGAAGTTTCTTCCCACGTCAGGGCCGACAAGTAAACGGGCGCCACTCCGCGGGCCATCTGGGCGTCGGGCGGAATACCACCCCACGTCCAGTTCCCCCAAACAGGAATCGGTCCATCTTCGACGGGGACCACGATATAGGCCGCCACGGGCGCGGCCAACACCAGAAGGATGATGATAAATGGAACCAGTTTCTTCATGGCTTCACCTTTCAGAAATGGAATCCGCGAATCAGGTCCACGATGAAATCGAACATTTCCGGGTCTTTTTCCATCAACCGAAGCGGGTCCGCCACCAGATATTCCAGGGCCATGGAACTGATTTCGGTGGACCCGGTTTCATAGAACTTCCCCATATAGGGGTGGATGAATCGGTCCTTCCAGGCGCGTTCCCTAGCTTTGTATCGTTTGTTCCCGGTGATGGCGGACAGTTTCTGAAGGCCAGGCCACTTCGGGTCATCCAGCTTCGAACGGGTTTTCAGGAAGTCCCGCGCCGCTTCGCCCATCTTCGGGAACTTCCATTCCAGGGCGTGTCCCAGTTCATGAACATAGGTCTGGGCCGCGTGGGTGGAAGAAAGGTGGACGGTCCCCTGCCAGTGATAGGCCCTTTCCCGGGCGGGAAGCCGCTGAAAACGAAAGTTCACCTGGGACCGGCCGAACACGGTCCGGGACAGAATGGACTGAAGGAATTCCGAACCCCGCGCCGCTTCGCTTCGGATTCGTGAAGACCCGCGGCCCTTCACGTTCACGTCCAGGACCACCTTCATGGGGTCATCCACCCGAAGGATGTCCTGGACCACGGTGGACCGATTCCGCCGAAGTTGCGTCACCTTCTGAACTGTCCTGTCCAAACCTTCGCCCAGGGAAGCGGTGGATGGAAGGGTGGCCGGGTCCGCGCCCTTCCGGATGGCTTCGAATCGTTCCTTTTCCATTCGCCCGATTTCTTGCCACTGGGATTCGCTCTGGGCTTCCAGGGCTTTGATTTCATCGTCGATTCGCGCCAGGTTCGTCTTCACCTTCGAACGGACTTCATGGCCACGAAGAAGGCGCGGTTTCGGTTTCGGCGGCGGCGCCAGTTTCCCGGCCTTCTTCAACACCTTCGCTTCCAGGGCTTCCAGTTCATCGAAGGTCAGGGCTTTCCCATGGTCATCCACGAACTGGTCCAGGCGAAGGTTCCCGCGCCGGAACAGTTCCTTTTTCTTCTTCCCTAGGACCCATTCCCCGATGGTCTTCGTCTTCTTCGTCTTCGGGTCCATCCATTCGCGGTCCAGGTTCTTCCGAAGCCATTCCGGATAGGTTTGGGTTTCCGGGACCGCGCCATTCAGGCTTTCCCGGGTCCCCGGTGGGGCTTCGTCCAGGTCGATTCCCAGTTCTTCCCAGGACTTCAGTTCGAAGGACAAATCACTTCGACATCCTATATGGGCGGGCGGAAAGGGTCCTTTCTGAAGGTCGATTTTCATCCCGTCCCGCGCCTGACAAATCGGAGTGGTCTTCGTGTCCAGGGTGGAAAGCCACCGCCCGGCCTGGATGACCGATTCATTCCGCTTCCCGGTTTCCAGGCGGGAATGGGTGGTGACGTGATTCACCGCGGTCCGCGTGATGGCTTCCACGCCATGGCGGGTCTGGTCATAAAGGCCGCCCTTCCCGCGAAGGCGGCGGACCAGTTGCGGAATGGATTCCCCTTCGGCCAGGCCGATTCGGAACTGTTGGCGAACTTTCTTCTGAAGGGCTTCCGTCTGGTCCCCATACCATTCCTTCAGAAGTTTCCCCTGGAAGGGCCGGGACACCACCACGGACCGAAGAAGTTGAAGGTTCGGAAGGCGCAAGTCCAAATTGATCGGAACCGCGGACTGGATGGTTCCCACCAGGAACCGGGCTTCATGTTGGGCCTGTTTGAACAGAAGGTCCCCGGTCCGTTCCTGGACTTCCGCCATTCCTTCTTTGATGACCAGGTCCGCCTGGGCCATCATGTCCCGATATCGTCTGGTGGTCCAGGTTCCGGCGTCCAGGCCATCCTTCGCTTCGATTCGCGCCAGGCGGCCCAGATAGATTTCCGTCAGGTCCGGGAAGACATCATCATTCAGGAACTTCACCAGGCGCCGAACTTCACCAGTCTTCATCCGTTGAAGGAACACGGCATGAAGAATCAGGCGGTCCCGGATTTCTTCGTTCGCTGAACGAATTCCGGCCGCCACTGGCGCCGGGACAGTCATGGTTCAGTCCTTCAGACGTTTCGGAGTTTCGGACCCTGGGTGGTCAGGCGGTCCTTTATCGTTTCCCAGGTCAGTTCCGGGGACAGGTGGCGGCGCCGCTTCGCTTCTTCAAAGACGGTTTCATCGTCGATGATTCCCTGTTCGTTCATCCATTCCACCACTTCCATGGATTCGGCGCCCAGAATCATGGCCATGAAGTCATCGAACACGTCCACCCGGAATTCATCCGGAAGGGTGTCACTGACCCAGGCCGCGGCGTCCTGGAAACATTCGTGGCCGAATCGGGACAGGTCCCCCACCCACTTCTGGATGTTCGCCTGACCCTTCGATTCGTCGATGGCGGCCGTGGTGGCCTTCACGTCCCCGGGCGCCCGGTGAAGAAGAATGGACTTCGTCAGGCGTTCCGCCTTCCCTTCAATGTCTTCCAGGTCTTTCCATCCGGCGTCCGCCGCCGCGCCGCCGTGTTCCACCCACTTCAGGAATGCGCCTTCCGTGTTTTCGGTGATGATGGACTGGGCCGGACCCAGAACCACGCCGGTTTCCACGCGGGACTGCCCGGTTTCGTCTTCCCCCAGATTATGACCGTGAAGAAGGGCGTATCGAATGACCCGAAGGAAGTTCCTCTGTTGGGCGTAGCTTTGCCAGTGGGCGATTTGAAGCCACGCCACGTTTTCGAATGGCGGGATGGACACCCTGAACCTGGACTTCATCGTGTAATAAGTCCGAAGCGGAATCCCGTTCGGGAAGGCGTTCGTTCCTTCCCCGTCCGGCCCTTCCACCTTTCGCCAGTCCCGCGTTCCGGGTTCTTCCCGCCAGAGTTCCCAGTCATCCGTGTTGATGACGCGAACCAGGTTCACGCGAACGGTCCCATAGGCCCCGGTGTTTTCCAGGCGCGATTCCCGGATTCGAACTTGGGTCAGAACCTTCTTTCCGTCCTGGTCTTCGTATCGTTTTCCGATCAAAGCCACGGGCGGAACCAGGCGGAAGAAGGGGTGGGCCTGTTTGCGCTCCGAACCCCTGGGGGTGTTGGGTTCCAGGTTTGAATAGTCCGTCAGGTTATGGACCATCCCGAAGTTCAGGCCATTCCAGAAGGCTTCGGATAACCAGTCCGTGACGGTCCCGCCGGACAGGTCCACGTTCGATTCCATCGCCTGGACCTGGTCCGGAAGGCCGTCCCTTTCCTTCAGGATGACGGGACGCGGGAAGGGCTTCGAACGGATTCCAATTAGCCCTTCTTCGTAGAATGGGAACAGGACCGCCTGTTTTAAGCGGTCCAGATATAGGTTCGCTTCGGATTCTTCTTCTTCCATGGGAAGGTATTTGGTCTTCGCCTTTCGCATTCCCACGGTGGAAGAAAGGACGGCCTGGATGGGTTCCCATCGGGGGAACTGTTCCGTCCAGTCCTGGTCCGGTTTATTGACATCGTGTCCCCAGTCCACCATGTCCGCGTCTAGGGTGGATACCATGTCCCGTCATCCTTTCTTTTTCAGCTATCCAGTGGGTGGCGGCGGTGACGCGCCGCGTCGGGCGTAGGGTGACCCGCGAAGTTTCCAGGTGATTCCCAGGGACGCCAGAACCGAACTAATGGCCGTTCCGCCCAGGGCGCCCAGAAGTTCCAGCCATCCCATTCTATTGGATTCTTCCTGGGTGAGTTCGCCACGCGCCACCCGGGCTTCCCGCGCCGCCTGGTTCGCTTCCCATTCGGCCAGGGCCTGGCGGTTCATGGTGATTTCTCGCGAAAGCCGCGCCGCCCATCCCTGAAGTTCGTGGAACTGTTTCGAAGTGGCCAGTCCCTTTTCCTTCAGTTCCGCCAGGGTGGTGTTCGCCACCGCCAGGGCGGATTCCAGCTTCACCAGGCCGTCCCGAATCATCTGGGCGGATTCCTGGGGGTCCTTCTTTTCGAACTGACACGCGGCTATGGTGGTCAGTAAAATGGCCACCGCCAGAATCAGGGGAACGTCGGACTTCATTTGTTCACCTTCCCTTCAATGACACGAAGGCGGCCGTCTATCATCCGAAGTTCCTGATTGACATCACGGAAACCCACCTTCACGTCCTGTTTGACTTCCTTCACGTCTTCCGTCAGGTCATCCGGCGGATAGTGTTCTTCCACCCATTCCTTGATTTCGTCTTCCTGTTTATGGGCGTCCACCGGGGTCCACCGATCGCCTTCGTTCTGGAACGCCTGGAAAGCATATATGTTCTTCGCCACCCAGACCCCGAAGATGGAACCCATGGTCAAAGCCACCGGGAACACGGCCAGGAACAGTTTCAACAGGAACGCCCATCCTCCGTTCATTCGGCCGATGGTCTTCTTCAACGTTTCTTCCGTCATCGGTTGCGTGTTCTTCTTTCCCAGGGTCCCGGTCATTTCACCGTCCCCACCCTGAATAACGCCGGGACGGATGACCGCGGCCACCCATCCCGGCCCTGGCAAAAAAAGGACGTTCAGTTAATGGGTGGGAACCCGGAATCCCAGACCCCCACCCACCGGAAGAACCATCAGGCAAAGCCGAAGGTCCCTTGTTTCCGTCATCACGTCTTCGCGGCGGCCTTCAGTTCCGCGGCCGCGGCATTCAGTCCCGCGATTCCCGCGGCCAGGGCGTTCATGATGGACGCCAGGCTTTCCGGTGGCGTCCCGGCCGCGATTTTCGCGCCCAGGGCGCGGTCCACGGCCATGTCACCGGACAGAATCTTCGTGACGGCCGCCGATTCGATGGCGGACGGTTCCGCCATTTCCTGGCCGATTCGCCCGATGAACTGGTTCTGGGCCTGCCATGCGGCGTTCAGACTGTTCTGAAGAATGGATTGCATGGTGTCCCTGGCCTGGGACACGCGGCGCCTTTCTTCCAGAATGTCCGCCAGAAGAACGCCCTGGATGGACGATGGGATTTCCCCCATCACCTTCCGGTTCGTGTCCGCCACGGACTGTTCCGTGGCGTCCGAAGCGGGCGGGTTTTCCGGTTGCGGTTCGGCGCCCAGGACTTCGTCCATGATGGCCTTCTTTGCGTCGTCCATGTCACTGTCCTTCCGTTTATGGGAC